CAGAAGCGGGCATTGCACCATTAGTTTTTACTTTAAATGTATTTGCCATATTTTTATCCTAAAGCTATCGCAAGTGGCAAAGCATTTGGATCAGTTTCGGATATTGTTCCTGTTACTGACATATTGCTTGATACTGCGTTTGTTGATGTATTAATACTAAATAATTCAATGTTATCTGAGCCGTCATTTATTTTTACTTTTAAAGTATTTGTTGTTGCATTATCAACCCAAATTGTGCCTGTTGCTACTGAACCAGGTGCTGAACTTCCAACGTGCGTTGTATTGATTGCCGCTAATATATTATTAAGTTCCGTTCTGAAACTTGCAAATCCTTGATTGGCTAATACTACATCTGAAACTTGACTCATATCTGTTTATACTCCTTTAGCTTGTTGATTTCAAGCCATGTCCTACAACTTGATAATCGAATGTTCTGCTTATACCCACATTACTACTATTATAAAATTGAATTGTAAAGGCAGTTTTTGATTTACTTGTAATTTGATAATAGTCGCCTGTTTGCAATCCTTGTGCTGATATTCCTATACTTGGAATAGCAAAAAAAGAATTGACAAAAGTAATTGTTGTGCCTGAAGCATCTGAAACGACATCTTGCCCAGCTTCAGTTCTTTTCTCCATATTTACTTGTGCTTGTAGAGTATGAACTTTAGCACGAACTTTATTATCATCACTTGTAATTTTACATTTGAATTTAAAAAACCTACCTTTAATAGTGCTTTGTTGAGCAATCTTTTGAAAGTTTGTTATATTATCTAAACTAGTATTATCTGCACCCACAGTAACTTCTGCACCACATTGTATTTCAGGGCTACCATCAAAAGGTGCTTTTGCATCTTCAAAGTTTGTTGCACCTCTACCTGAATCAAACAAATCGTATTCATCTTCTGAACTCATGCCTATAACAGCACCTAAAGTTGTATCGTAAATTGCATCTAATGAAAGTGTGTTAAAAAAAGTGTACTCTCCCGAAGCTTTTACATTACCGCCAAAATTTGTAGGATTTGATGTTGAGTCTGTGCCACCTAAATCAAAGTTACCCTCAGCAGAATCTATATTTCCTACTAGGCTATCTGTTTGTGTAATCGTGTCTAATATTAGAACTTTTCTACCAGCATTGTCTGTTGATATTGCTACACTACTATCTCTTGTTCCGTTAAAATCTGCCATTATTCACTCAAAGTTAAAACATTTGTAAAGTTTGCTAAAGAAGAAATGTTAGTCGATACAATCGAAGCATTTGCAGAACTGTTACCTAACTTATCTACTGCCTTTATACAATAAGACCCAATTTGGGCATTTACAACTAAAGAATTTGATTTTCTTCTTACCACTTTTGCTATCGGTGTACTTTCATTCCATGTAGCACCACTTGTAACATTTTGAAATCTTATTTCATACCAGCTTATATCTAAATCAGCAACAGGAGTCCAAGATAATTCCATTTGATTTGAACCTACTAATGATACTGATAAATCTGTTACGTCTGCTGGTGTTTCCGTTGCACCAACAACAGTATGAGTAGCTGATGTGAATGTTGATGATACTCCTAAAGCATTTATGGCTTTTGCTCTTACTGTATAGTTTTCACCATCAATTACATTAAGAAACTCATGTCTAAGTTCTGTTCCACTAGATATAATTTTAAAATTAGACTCAGATGTTTTTTTAGCTTCAACTTGATAGTATTGAACAAACGAATCAGGTGATGCACTAATTACGATATTCAATCTTGTCAAAACAACTCCGTCAGCATATTCAATCATTTCATCTGTTAAAGTAATACTAGCTGGTGGTTGTATAGTAAAAGGGTCAGGTAAATTAGTTGATGGTGTACTTGATACTTGCCCTTTAGTTGCAAAAGTATAGTGAGAGTTTTGATGTTCAATTAGGTTTAAACCAACTGTAAAATCTTCGTTAAATGATATGCTATTTACTCTAAAAGCTTTTGCAGAAAAACCTATTGATGCGTGTGTTATATTTACAATATCTCCTATGGCTAAATCATAAGCATTACCACCAGCATTGATATTTAACTTCAAAGCCTCTCTTGATCTTCTTAAAATTATTTCTGCCATTTCTTCTGCTTGATATGGGCTTGTAAGTGTTTGAAAATCAAATCTACCCTCTAATAAAAAACCACCATCTGCCGTTTTCATTGTTGCGTGTTGGTCTGCACTTGCTAAACCTGAGTCATCTATTGGTGGAAACTGAACTTCATCTACTTGAAAGTTTCGATCAGGATTAACAAAAGAAACTATAACTCTATTATATTTATTATTTTTATCTTCACTTGCTAAACTAAAACCACCAAATATATCATCTTCCGTAAGTGTAATAGAAGCTGAACCTGTTGTTTCAATAACTAATTTATATTTACCTGATGTGTATGGTAAAAACCCTCTACAACCTCTCAGTAATATTCTTGTGTTTTCTATAATCTTTTTTGATGTATCTAATACAGCATTACAATCAAATAAATTTATATCACTACCACCTGAAAAGGGTGTAACCTGTGTGATACAAACTTGTGAAGCATCTCTAAAACTTTGTAAATCAATATCACTTGTAGCAATACCTTTTCCATATCTTTCATTTCTTAAATAATCTAATAAGCAAAAAGCTGGATTTGCAGAAAATGTAGGAGATGATTCAGATAAATCAGAAGCTAAAGTTACAACTTTTTTACCTTTTATTTTAGCTTGTACTTTTGGTATGCCTCCAAAAATATCTTGATTCCATTTGAACTTTAAAGCTAAATATGCAAGACCTGATAATTTATGATTACTTCCCCAGCTTGATAATGTTGAAAGTAAGTTAGATGCACTTTGACTATCAGAACCTAGATGTGGTTCTATGGTAATATATGAAACAGCATCTTTGTAAAAATTACTATCTGAACTAGCAACTGATCTTTGTGTGTTGTCTGCAAATGCACCATCAAATGTTACCACTTTGTCATCTACTCTGATCTGTTCTATCGAGTTGATTTCTCCCTCACAAAGAACTAATGCCATATATAAAAACTCGTTGTCTGTTCCTGATGTTTCTAAAAAAACTCTTACACCACCAAGTAATCTCTCTCCATAGACGACAGGAATATTTGCATCATTAGATTGTTTGTTTAATAAAATACCCTTTTCAAAAGAATCAAAATCTGTTTCTCCAAACTCAGGAATTTCAGGTTGAGGCATAAGCCAAGACAAAGCTTTACTTACAACTTTTATTGGAAACTCAATTATCTTTTTTACTGCACCACCCATTTAATTATGAAACTCCCTTTTGTATTTTTTACCAACTCTATAAATGTTATTATTTTTATCTAATCTTAACCAATTAATTGATTGATTAGTTTCTAAATATCCTTTGAAATAATTATAAACCCATCTCATTACTTCTTTTGCTTTTCTAATAATTACAATATCATACAACCAAATATTTTTACCTGTATTCCATTGATTTTTATATAATAGTCCTGTTTGACTATATTGATCTTCGTCTTTATTGCTTAACTTTGCCCAATTAACAAAACCATATAATCCTTTTTCGTCTTTAAAAATTTTGTATTGATCTAAATTTATTGATGGTAAAATGTGATAATATAATTCTTTATACGAGTTATCTTTATATTTATCAAAAGTTTGAAATAGTTTTATTATCTGTTCCACTATGCTCTGCCCCATTTTATATCTTGAACAGTTTGACTTGAAAAATCCATTCCAACATCTGTATTAAAAAATCTTTGTTGAGATGTATTGTTTGTTTTTCTACCATTAAGTTTATCAAAGTCTGCCCAATGAGATACGATCTTAAATATAATATTACTATCTGAACCTTTTTCAGATATTTCAAAAGTATCTATTGTGCCTTTATAAAGTAAGAATGGATCTGCTATTAAAGCATTAGAGTCATCTAAAAATCCTCTATGAATTGTTACTGAATCATTGACTACATTTTCGTTTAATGCAGTAGAAATAAAAGTTTGATCTGCACCTGATAACCCAAGATTCAATGTAGTTTTTGTAATATCAACTTCTTCTGAAAAATTAGATATACCCATCACAAAACTTGATGATGCGTAAGTAACACTAGAACCTGAAACAGAACTTGTTAAAGGAAATGAACAATCAGTAATATTGACAGGGCTACTAAAACCGATTGTAATAAGATGAATTGGTCTAAGATCATTAGTCGCTAATTCGTTTTTTATCGCTGTCGTCAGACTTCTCGTCATAATCTTCTATTGTTCTCCTTTTTACTTTTATATAATCCGACACGATATAACTTGCTTTATCAGATGGTTCTTCGTGTTTTCCTATATTATTTGTTTTTAAATCTACACCATCTCCGTCAATCACTTCTTCAGCTATCATATCAACATTAATCCAATGTCTTACTAAGTATTTCATTACAAAGCTTCCTCAACATCTAATTGAAATTTATATAATAAACTGCCATCTTTGTCTGCACCTACTGCTCCAAACTCTTGAATATCATTTGTTAAAAATACAGTAAAAGGAACATTGTCATAAGTTACTTCTGAATTATCAGCTAAAGCATTTGTAAGTGGTGGTTCAATCGTAACAGTAGCGGCATTTGAACTTGAAGTAACATCTGCAACAACCATATATACTTTGTTGTGCGAGGCGAACTTAATAAAGTCTCCCGTCTTAAATCGCCCAGCACCATCACTAGCAAATGCGTCCATTGCTATTGTTGTATCACCAACTG